GCCATTCTTTACGAGTAGTAACACCCGTAAGAGCAAGATGAATCTCTAATAATTCATCAAACAGCATTGAAAATCTAGTTCTCAATCGCTTGATGAACTTATTGAATTTTAATTCGTCTCGAGAAATCTCAGATGCACGCCCAAGTTGGAACTGATTTTCTTGCTCCATACGGGCAGTAGGTACATTAAGTGACTTGTAAAGTTTACGGCGAAAATAATCCACATCTTCCATCTCACCAAGATTCTGACCGCCGGGAAGAGTTGTGATTTCAGTTCCTCGACCACCTTCTCGACGTGGTAACCAAAAATCTTCCAGCATGGTCATAAATTTACGATCATCACGAACTTCACCAGTCTGTGCATCATATGTGAGTTTGTTTTTATGCTTGACCATCATATCACGAAGATATTGCTCCGCCTTCATCTTTGGAAGGTTACCAACATCAATATAAAAGATGCGTCGCTCAGGAGCACGCGCGAGTCTATAAATCACAACTGCGTCTTCTAACATACGAAGCTGATTGAGTGGTTTTATAGCTTTATGCAAGTGCGAATAGATCAGATTGTTTCTATTGTCAAAAATTCCGGAGTTGACATAGCAGATAGAGTCTTTGGCAATCTTAACACCCTGTGATTGATTCTGTGTTGTAATGCCCTTTGGGTTATAAAAATAGTACTCATTTGATCCGCGATATACAGTAACACCTGTTCTCTTATCTTTTTCTTTGATCGGCTCTTTTATCTTACGGATCTTGCGAGGATCGATATACCTCAAGTCCTTAATACCGGCTCTTGGATTCTTTTCATCAATCACGATGTTATAATATAATCTACCGTCTATGTACCATTTTCTAAAGATATCATATGCAGTATTCTGAAAGTCAAGTAACTTAAAAACGTGCTGGTAGCTCTCACGAATCTTTTTCTTAATTGCATTTGGATATTCTAGTTTATCCAACACAATTTCACAGGGCCCTGAGTTCTCATCCACTACAATCGCTTCATTTACAATATCTTGAATTGCATAATCACACTCTGGTTGGATAGACATCTCACGATATTTTGAAACAAGATCACCTTCAGACTTTGCTTTGCCCTCCATATCGACGTAGGTTCCATATGCACCACCTGGTGCAATCTCAATGGATCCGTCTTCAATAGTAGGCGATACAATCGATGGAAGAGTCTCTTGTTCAGCTTCGGTTTTTTTACGAGCGATAGTAAAACCAAATAGTTCTGCCATTATATTGATCCTATGCTATATGTTTTATTTCTATTATTTATAATGGTAAAAAACATAAAAAAGGGGGGACAAGCCCCCCTTTGTAGATATTATAACAGAATATTAGTTGATGAGGCCACCGAATGAGCTTGCAACATCTACTGTGAAGAAGTCGTAAGTCCAGGTTACAGTGTACTCTTCAATAGCGTCTGCAGCATCCCAAGAGAGTTCAATTGGTGAGATCACTGTTGGGAATAAGCCGACAAACTTGTACTCACGAATGACGTTACCCTGTTTGCCGTAATGAATAACCTGCCCCTGTGACTTATAAGCTTCTGGATTTGCACCAGTAAGTCGTAGGTTACCCTGTGTGCTATTGATATTTTGCGCCCATTCCTCTAATCCAGCGCGGATAGAGAAATCTTCGTCGTTGATGACAGTAACAGTCCAGTCTTCATAAGTTCTGTTACCAGCAAATTTTACAGGACGGCCAAAGTAGTTTACGGTGATTGGTGTAAGGGCTGTGCCGGGGATCTGAGCCGCTTTTGCCATAAACCTTACTTTATCATCAGCCGCACTGTTGAATGGGTTTGTAATGTTTACTTCGAAGAGTGAGGGGCGGGCACCCCCAAACTCCATTTGTCCCTGAAATTCTTGTACAGAAAAAGCCATTTTTATGTTCTCCTAATTCTCTTATTATTTATATTGCCCGATTAGAATTTACCAACAACTTCTTCAAAATCAACTCCAGTTCGGACTGCAATGAAGTTAAGTTGAATGAAGTTAATGGAGCGTGCAGGCTTGATATAAATGTCACCGATAAACTCGTTTCTATCAATGACTTCACCTGTATTATTTGTTTCGTCACATACCACTCGGAAATCAAAGATACCCCGGCGACCCTGTACATCTCTTAGGAATGGCTCAACCAAGTTACGGAACTGAGCCCGTGTAAATGCATCGTTAAACTCGAAGAGAGTAAACTTAGCAGCGGTTGAGATTGCTTTCTCCAAGACAATGAAGAGCCGACGAACATTGATACGATCGAAGGCACTTGGCTTTGCCAAAAGTGTCTTATCGCCGAATAGTACCGTTCCCTGCCCTGGGAATGTTACTACCGGATTGATACCAGACTTATAGAGTTCGTCTCTATCTGCCTTGCGTGGATTGTATGAGAGTTTTGCGACGTTCTTGATATTACCACGATTGAAACCTGCTGGTGAGAACCATGGATCCCGTGTTGTATCAGTCCGAACCATGAGACCGGCAGTATCACCGTTCATTGGTACAAATCGGAACACGTCGTTATACTTGTCGTACTGATATTTCCAAGAACTATCAAGTGTTGCATAAGATGTCGATGGTAGAGTATTTCTAAACGCAACGATATCATCTTTCTCTTTGCCAGCATATGTGCTGTTATTGACACAGTCAGCTTGTTCTGGTGAAAGTACCGCGATACAATCAAGTCTTGTTTCGCAGATATTATTGATAAGATGTGTCGCTACAGTCTGGTTTGCATCAGCACCCAATAGGAAAGAAACATCAACATCTTCAGCTGATTCAAACAGATCATAAGCATTGATAAGCTCTGCATTTGATGGATCACCACCGTTATCACCACCAGCCATAGAGGTCGTTTGAGGCAGTGTGGATGATGCAGTAAATGTATCCGTTGCCAATGGTGTTCCAGTAATACCAAGTTGTGGATCATGACCAGCCCACCAGATCCATTGAGACCGAGTGTTAATTACGTTCTTATAGTATGCGGCAGTACCGTCATCAAAGAGAGAGTCAGATGCTTTCGAGACTGAACCAAATCGCTCAATAACTTGACCCTTGATTCCTGTGATCTCTCCATCCTCATCAATAACTGCGATGTGCATCTCATCGTTAGCACCACCAAGTCTGGCAGCATATGTAGATGTTCCCGGTGAGGCATCGAAGAAGTTGAAGTATTCCCAACGGCGAGTAATATCACCTGCAGTAGTTGTGAGTGATGCAGCGCCAAGATCCTCAGTAGTTGGACCTTTCTTCAGAGTAATAGATGTACCGTTCGCTGCAATCGAGTCAACTTGAACATTGATTGAAACCGATGAGTTAGCGTGAACGAGGAAGTCACCAGCAGTAACTACGTCGCCAACGTTTGCGCTAGTGGTTACAGTCTGACTACCTGCAGTAAAACTGAATGTTGAACTTAAGACTGTATTTGACCATGCAGCGTTTGACTGGCAGATTGAAACTTTTAGTGAGTTACCTAATGAACCAGGATATTTTGCAACCCAAGATGTTGCAGAACCGCCTGTACCGGTCGAATAGTTATTTTCATAATCGTCATCGTTTAGGATACGAACTGCTGTATTCCCACTTGATGTTGCATTATTTGCTTCATTCTTTACGCGAGATACGTATAAGGCATTACCGTATGCAAGAAAGTTTGAAGCAGTGAACCACTCGGGGTGGTTATTTGAGTTTGGCTTCCAGAATTGCCGCGCTAGTGTATCTTCAGAATCAACAAGTACTCTTATTCCAGCAGGACCCCAATCAAAACGTCCGGCAATAGCACCGATCGTCGTGGAGACTGCTGGAATAACGGTAGTTAAATCAATTTCCGTTACATTAACGCCTGGTGATACTTGAAAAGGCATTGTGTCATCTCCTATCTACTAAGCTAATAGCATTTTTAGTTCATTATTATTTATAAAAATAGGATTATCACCAAGAATACCACTTATTGCTAGTATCGTTGTGCCAAATTTCACCGGTTGGATTATTTATTATTAGCTCGCTTTCATCACTACCATCGTCATAAAAACCGAATGGCAAAACATCATCGGATAGAAGTTTATCACGCTCTTCTAATAATTTTTTACGAAAATCCGTATCGGTCAATTCCTTAAAGAACTGCTGGTTAGAAGCCCACGAGAAAAGCACTACACACATCATCAAATCATCATGAGCGCCCTGTTCGGCTTCATAAGAATTACCTCTTTGAATAAAGGTTGACATTTCGTTAATTAAATCAAAGTCATTTAAAATAATTTTGTGCTTTTCAATCATCGTCTTTGCTGTGGCACAGCCTATACGCTTTACTGGTTTTGTAGTTCGTACGCCTTTCTGACTATTTGATGAAAATCCACCGCCTATTACCTGACCACCACGGCCCTGCATTGTTGTATAGATAATGTTTTCATATTCTAAGTCATTGGCGAGAATATCAGCAATTTGCTGCCCATTATCATTTATCTCTACAAGAGTAAATGCATCACCGTATGATTTTACTACGTTGTAGATTACTTCAGGATATACGATTGGCGCTATGGTATTATTTTTATATGCCGCAACTACTTTATAGGGTATTTCTGTCACATCAACAATAATAAAGGCAGATGAGTCAATACCAACACCTCTGCTCGTATCAGCAACACAAAAGTATGCTCTGCCTTGTACTGGCTCTTCGTATACGTTTAAACTACCCTCATAGTATGTAGACACAGGTGTTTTAAATGTCATTGCACGAAGGACACTAGGAGCAATGAGTGTATTTGATGATCCTATAAATTCCGCTTCAAATTCTTGACGGAACTGATCTTCACTGGTATTTGCAATTGTTTTATCTCGCCACTTTTCATCTCTTCCAGGTATGTCCCACCAGTTTACAGAAAAGTTTACATACTCGTTTCGGTTCTCTACTGAATTAGTCCAGATCTTGTAGAAAAGATCAAAGCCATTTGGTGTCGATGTGATGACCACCTTGGTATTCGTACCAGAAATAATTGTGGGGTAAACTGAGGTGAAGAAATCATCTTGAATATTACGAGGAACGAAAGCAAATTCGTCAAGATATAGAAAGTTAATCGAGTAACCACGAATAGCACTAGAAGCTGTAGATGAAGCAATGATCTTGCTGCCGTTTTCAAGTTCGATACTCGTTTTGTTCCATGTCATCACACCCTGCTGTAACCACTTCGGCAAGTTTTCGTATGCACGCTGAACACGAGACAAAATCTCGCGAGCAGTTGTCAGTTTATTTGCAAGAATGGCTACGGTGTAGTCATCGTTAAACAAGATATGCCAAAGGATAACCGCAGCAGATGTTGTGGTCTTGCCAGCCTGCCTACAAGTTTTAATAACTGAAAATCTATTTTCGGCAATGAGTTCAGCCATAGATTCTTGGAATTCATACATATCAAAGTTAATGAGTCCCTCATCAAGACTGATAATCTTCACATAGTTTTTAATAAAGTAATTGATGTCCTGCGCGCACTTTATGACTTCTTGTACCTGCTCTGCTGTCCACTCTAACTGAACATATGCCCGCTTTAATAATGGATTTGCTAAATAATTTTCAGACATTTCTATTGACTTTTCTAACAAGCATATTATAATAGGCCTTGAGCCGATTTATTCAATATCTGTTTGTTTCTTAATAAGTTTCTGTAATTCTGATGTACTCCCAATAAAGAGTGCATTTGTTACGTTCTTTGGTTGTGATGATTCATCTTTCAATAGTTTCACTTTTCTTTGTAATTCAAGTAAATCTTTATTAGCATCTACAATTGTTTTCATCAGAGTTGATAGAACCTCGTATGCTCTTGGTGACTCAGACGTGGATGCTATAGAGGAAAGATCATCTATTGAAGCTTGAGCAGAGTCAATAATACTTCGGAGATTCTCTCTTGCATATTTGTAGTCCGCTTCAATATCATCATCTCCAGAATGTTTTTCTAAAACACTTGGGACTTGACCATCTTGCATCACTTCAATAATTGGTTTTGTTGATTCAGAAATATCAAATAGATCTTCCATGTTCTTTTCCATGGTTGTTTTCATTTTTCTCTCATTATTTTTTTCACAAATTCTATAGCTTTTTTACCATCTGGATGTTTTGGATTGATGCTGACGGGAGTTCCGTTCATCAAATCACTCATATTTGCAGCTTTGCCAATCTTATCTAATACTTGATGTAATTTATCTCTTCTATCATAACCGTCAATCTCGTAGCCTTTTTTGCCACGAATTTCTACCCAGCTTCGTTCACGACTATCTTTTATTTTCAAAACATCTATGTTTTTATCACGTACAAATTGTAACATATAGGCTTCATTAATAAAATTGCGATACGTTTTCATGCTATGTCTCTGTTATATCAAATGGATCTATGGTAATATCAGTAGTGAAGCCGTAGTCTGTATTTGCTGAAATCTGATTCAATGCGACGGATAGAGCACTGTTGCCCGATGGAACGAATAGGGGTGCACCATTTGCAAACTG